AGATTCGCATCCTTGATCGTATGCGGAACTACAAGAAAGGTAAGATCATTGTTCCTACTGGTGGTGGTAAAACAATGTGCATGATTCAAGACACCGCACATTCTCAACAATCTAAGTGTGGTTCTACTACCATTGTTGTTGCTCCTCGTATTCTCCTTGCAGAACAACTTTGCAGTGAGTTTCTGGAAGTTCTGAACGTAAAATATGCCCATGTGATGCACGTTCACTCAGGTGAAACTCATCACTTCTCTACCACTAACCCTGAGAAGATTCACGTCTTCGCTAACACTGCCCGTGAGATGGGTGAGGATGTTCTGATCTTCACTACTTACAACTCACTGCAACGTATTGCTGATGCAGATATTGAAGTCAATAACATTTACTTTGACGAGGCACACAACTCTGTAAAGAAGAACTTCTTCCCCGCGACTGAACATTTCAGTGGTGAATCTGATCGTTGTTTCTTCTTCACTGCGACACCAAAACAATCCCTTACTCACAAGAAACCAGGGATGAATTGGGGTCACGTTTATGGTCAGACTCTGGTCAATGTTCCTGCTCCTGAGTTGGTTGAAGGTGGTTACATTCTTCCTCCTAAAGTTGTAGTCAAACAACTGGACATGGTTCAAGATAAGATGAAAGTCTGGTCCCGTGATTGTGACTTTCTGATGAAGACCATTGATGACCAACAGACTGACAAAGTTCTGGTCTGTGCTCGTACTACGAAACAGATTATTGGTCTCCTGACTGACTCTGACTTCCGTACAGATATTGCATCCCGTGGTTTCTCTTGGATGACAATCACCAGTAAGACTGGTGCTATCATTGATGGTAAAAAAGTCAATCGTGAAGTCTTCTTCGATACTTTGAACGCATGGGGGAAAGATCCTAACAAAAAGTTTGTGGTTCTGCATCACTCTATTCTGTCCGAAGGTATCAACGTCAACGGACTGGAGAGTGTTATTTTCCTCCGCAACATGGACTACATTGGTATCAGTCAGTCGATCGGTCGTGTGATTCGATTGGGTGACAAATCTAAGACTTTCGGTCTTGTCTGTGTCCCTGTTTATGACTCTGTGGGTATCACTACCTCCAAGAAAGTTCAGGCGGTTGTTGATACCGTCTTTGAACAAGGTCTCCCTGCAATCTCTGAAATCCGTCGATGAATTATTCTAAACCAGAGAGTATCCATCAAAAGAAAATACGAGAGTCATGGATGAAGTTAATCGAAAAAGATCCCATCCTTGTTATTGATTTGAAGACTCTTAAACTTCGCCCCTGCAAATACCAATGAAGAAAGACTGGACAATCTATTGCGAGAAGACTTTCAACAATCTTCGCGCCAATGCACACAACTGGGGTAAAAGTAAGGAGTGGGATCGAGCAATCACCCGTGACTTTTACCTCGGTGTGTTTGATTCTGGCAACCCTAATTTCAGTGGGTTGATTAGCGAGAACGCACTAAACAATAAACTGAATAAGAAGAAGACCACCAACGATCATTGTTACTCACCCCAACAAGTTGGCAGACAGGTGATGGATCAACAGGATATTTTTCTGGAAAACTATACTAAATTCAAAAACCTATTCTTTTACTGCACCCGACAGATTGTGGTGACTCAGAAAGAAAATGATGAATTATCTTATCTAACACAGAACGATGAGAATGGGTTCCGATTGTTGTGCCCTACTCATCTTAAATATAAACAACTGGGTATCAAATTGTATCAACGACCTGAAGGTAAAGTTCGATGGAATAGTGCCATGCCCGTTGATTGTAATATCATAGAAGTTCTCCCAGAACATACAGAATACGAGAAAAAGTTTTTAGTTGTATGAGTTACTACAACCACAATTCATCACTCTTTGATCCTAAACCTGTGAGAGATTATGTCTCTCACGATGGAATGTTTGCTGTCATTCCGTGTGGAAATAAGTGGATGTTAATTGTTAATGGTGATCAGATGGGAGTATCATCTTCCTTTGAGATTGCCATGCGTCGATTAGAAAAACTAAAAAACACACATTCTAAATCGAAGAAACGCACAAAGACTCCCGCGAAACCAAAATCAAAGAAAATTCAAAATAAACACTTACTCCACCCCAGTGGTGGCAAGGGATCTCAGGGACGTGGTGGACAGTTGAAACAAGTGGACACCGATCCCGCCAATCCCCTGCTAAATGCACTATCTTAAACAAGTTGAGGTTAATTCATGACAACTAAGACCAAACGAGTTTGTGTCACTCCCCTGTCTCGTAAAGCAAAGAATCGCTTTGCTAATGAGATGGATCTGTTTCACACTTGCAATGTTGAGATCGAACGTGAACATGAAGGTCAAAAATGGTGGTATCTTCAGTCACTGAATAAGTCTTACTATTTCTGGGTTCCTGCTAAAGGTAACGATGATTGGAAAGTAGAGCGATGATCGATGGATTTCTCCATGAACCACCAACGGACGATCACTATTACGAGGAAGTTTGCTTTAAGACTAATGTTATTGCAATCTTTCTTGTATATCGCCCTGGGTATTTGTTCAACGATCACAATCCACATCGTACTATCTGGGGATTCTACAACACCAAGAAAAACCAGTTTCATGCTCCAATCAACTGCAAAAAGGTTGGTAGTGTAGTAGACATCAGGGACACAACTCCGTTCACTGCAATGCAGTTGAACCTAGAACATTTCAATCCTTTAGAACTCGCACTCTTCACATGACCCGTTTCGAGATTACTTACTCTGCTTCAGGTATTCCGCTCACTAAGACTGTTGTTGAGGCGATTGATATACCTGCAGCAGAAAACATTCATAAGTCAATGTATGGAGGATTGCCTGGTTATATTCTCCAGTTTATCTCCGTTCTCTCAAACGGGCATTGACATCACTAAATAAATCTTTTACAATTCAGGAGAACTTTACCAAAACAATGGCATCTAAGTATCTTTATATTGTCGATCACTTCTGCCCCTTTCCTGTTTCTGAATATGGTGGAATCTGGAACGTGATTGCTACTGACGACGAAGAATGTTTCGATCTCATTACTAATGTTGATGAAGACTTTAATCAGCAACATTACGGGACTCTGAGGAAACATATTCAAGATGCTAGAGTGTATCTCCTGGGTGAAGATGAGGAGTCCTGTGTAGTCGAATCTTTTACCACATGACATTTTCAGACCACGAATGTAGTGTACTGTTTAAAGCAGTTAAATACTACTCAGATAATGGAATTAGTGACGCATCAATCAGACACAAAAATGAGACAAACGATTTGATGTTGAAACTCTTTCCATTGCGGAAAGATAATGGCATAATTCCTGGATATAGAGTGGAGGAAGAATGAAAAACTTAGATCCAAACTTTAGGGACGAAGATCGTCAAAAAGAGGACAATAAACAAAAGAATGATGTAATGATGATGCTGATGGGTGAGATGCTCAATAACCCAAATGTGAAAGAAGATGATAACATGAAAAAACTATTAGATCACCTTGATAAACACTTTGAGGTGGACGGATAACCTAGTGTCACAACACCCCTTGCAAAAGGGGTTTTTTTATGCAATGATACTATCATGAAGAAAAACACCCATCTCGAACACCCTGAAGATGCAATCTTTGGTGGTAAAGAAGATTTTATGGAGATGCTTCGGTGTCTCCGTTGTGAAGATAATACTATCTCTGTCAAGTATGATGGAGCACCTGCAATCGTGTGGGGAATTGATCCACAAACTAAAAAATTCTTTGTTGGAACTAAATCAGTCTTCAACAAAGTAAAGATCAAAATAAACTATACTCACGCAGATATTGAGAAGAATCACGGAGACAAACCCCGTGTAGCATCAATCCTACATTCTTGCATGGATTGTTTGCCTCGTATCGAGGGAATCTTTCAGGGTGATTTTATTGGTTGGGGTGGTGAAAAAGTCTACACTCCTAATTGCATCACCTATAAGTTTTTCGACACGATTGCTCCTGAGTCGATTGTGTTTGCTGCTCATACTCACTACGTTGGTAACACTATCAAGGATGCCGAGGTTCGCTTTGGTTTTCCCTACGATCTTTCCCCTCCAGAAGTATATGCAAACCGACAGAAGGGTAAACCATTCGGTCAAGATAAAGTCCGTTTCGTAAATACAAATGTCACCATTACCTCCCGTCATCGTAGAATTAACCACTTTATTCGCCTTGCTGGTGTGGTTGCAAATCTTGTTACGTTTCCTGGAAGAAAAGAAGGAGAACGACTGAAGATTCAGGTCAATCGTTGTATCCGTGAACAGAAAGATATTTCCGATGCAGGTATGTCCAAGATGCAAACTTACCTCTACAAACTTATCATGCACATCAAAGAATTGTTGATGGAAAATATGGAAGCAGATGAGTTGTGTAAGTGTTACTTTGAAGAGGAAGAATGTGACCATGAAGGTGCAGTCATGTCCAACAGATATGGTACCTTTAAGTTAGTCGATCGACGTGAATTTTCTTACAGAAACTTTACAACTGCTAAGAAGTGGTTGAACGAAGGTGCTAAGGTAACCTTCCCCATGGACACCTGATTAAAGTGTCCACCAGAGGCGCCAGGCGGTCCTGTGGCGTGTATTATTAAAGAGTCAAAGGGATTCCACCATGTTCATGCACAAACTTCCAAACGGCAATGTTATCATGCACGAGGGATTGCCCCGTCATCTTGCTATCAAACGCATGGAAGATCATGAGCGTTGGGTACAAGAACACCGCGAAGAATTGGAGGTGAGTTCTCAACAATTATTTGACGATATGTTCGGAGGTTGATATAATGTTCTTTTCACCTGAAGAATGGGGTTCTTGGGAAGTGAAAAGATTGACTAGAAAAGAATACTATCGGGAATGTTTAGACAAACCCGATAACATCGTAGAGATCGTCACAAAGTATATTGAGACCCGAACTGGTCCTGAGTTTAGTTCTATCAAACAACACTTAGAAAGACAACTTCCATGAAATTTCGAGTCACTTTCATTCACTTTGATTTTGAAGATGACAATTTTGAATTGCCTCCAGCAATGCAAGCAGAAGTCATCGATGAAACTTTTTCTACGATCTGGGAAGCAGACGATGAGGAAGATTTAGTGGAAGAGATTACAGCAGCAACAGGATTCTGCATCAATTCTATTGACTACGAACACGTTCTTAACTGAAACTCATGACTTATCTTGAATTGCTCGAAAAACTGCAATGTTGCTCCAAAGAAACATTGCAACAGGATGTCACCTTCTATGACATTTCCGATGATGAATTTATCCCTGCTTCGGAAACACATTACACCGACGATAGTTCACAGGTTCTTGATCCTAAACACCTCTACATTGCTTTCTAATTGAGCAATGTGACAATCTACGTGCTGCACACTGATCTCGCCAACGGGATCGGTGTGTCTGTATAATTAACAAAGTTAATTGAAACACATGCAAATCTGTGATGTTCCTGGTGTGATTCGCGTTGGTGAGGTTACTCTCAACGGGAAAGAATACAAGGGTGATAAGTATGTTTTTCACAAAAAATCTCTTGCACTTGATTATGATGCAAACTTCCCGAAAGAGTTGAAGCGTAAACACGTTTCACTTGTTTATATTTTCTGTGTTGATGGTGAGATATACAAAATTGGACAATCTTCCTGTGGTACTGGTATCGAAGGTTGCATGGGTTTCTATCTTAAAAGTGGACAAGATGACCCTGGCATTAACAGGTTCGCAATCAACTTTCTGATGCGTGAGAAACTTATCATGGAACATAAAGTTGAAGTTTATATGATTTACATGGAACCTATTGAAGTTGAGGTTCCTGGGTTGTTCAAATCTGAGAAGATGATTGTTCCTGTGAGTGCAAAAGGTATTGAAGAAACTTGTCTTTCGCAGTATAATACTATTGAAGGTTGTTATCCTCGTTGGAATTATCAGGAGACTGGTGTAGCACTCCCTGACCACATTCATGAAGCATTCGGACAATACAAAATCGACAGGAAGGTAAAATGAAGACACCAATTCGTTACGCAGGTGGTAAATCTAAAGCATACAACATTATCACTGAATACTTACCTAAACTCCCGTATCCTGAGAGAATTATTTCACCATTTATTGGTGGAGGTTCGCTTGAATCTAGGTGGTCATCTGAGGTTGGGATTGAAGTAATTGGTTTCGACATTTTCGATGCACTGGTAAACTTCTGGCAACAACTTCTTGCAGATAGTGATGCACTCGCGGATAAGTGTAGGACGTTGGTACCTACCAAGGAAGAATATGCTCGAGTGAAAGAAGAGTTAATGTGTTGGGATTATACTCAAGACATGTTGAAAGATTGGTCAACTAATCATTACAAACGCGATGCGAAAGAACTTGATAACTTAACTGCTGCAGCATACTATTACTTTAATCATAATCTTTCCTATGGTCCGATGTACCTGGGTTGGATGAGTAAGATCTACGAATCTCAAACAAAATGGGATCGAATGGTGAACAATATCCGTGCATATAAGAACCCTAACTTCTCAGTGAAGAAAGGAGACTTTGCAGAGGTTGTTGATAGTCACTCCACAGACTTTTTGTATCTCGATCCTCCGTATTATTTGGAGAAAGATAGTGATAACAAAATGTTGAAGGGGATGTATCCGAACTGCAACATTGACGTTCATCATAGTGGTTTCGATCATGAAAAGTTGAGGGATTTGCTACACAATCACAAAGGTAGTTTCATCCTCTCGTATAACAACTGCGAGACAATCCGTGAGTATTATGCTGACTTTGACCTCTACTATCCTGAGTGGCATTATTCATATCAAGCAGGAGAAACTAGGGTCGGAAAGTATAAGAAAGAACGTGGAGTCGATCACAATAAGAAAGAGTCTCATGAGATTCTCATCGTTAAGGTTTGAGTGTGCCAGTTGATTAAAGTGTCCACTGATCCCGCCAGAGGGTCCAAACCCGTGTATATTAAAAGAGTCAAAGGGATTCGCACCTAATGCAACTCACCGCCAAATCTGGAAACATGGTTGTTGACTTCTATCCCGTCAAATTTGCAACGGGTGAGATTCACAATCGACTGATGTTGAAGGTTGTTACTTTCTTTGGTAAAACTCAGTCTAAGAGTTATATCAACAAGAAAGATTTTCAACGTGAGGTTGATTCCCGTGTTGAAGGTTATGGTTATCAAGTGACTGAAATGCACACTGAACCGCAACTCTTTAACTCTGCAATGGGTATGGGTTGCTAGTGCTTTACTTCCTCTCAGTTGTTGTTATCATCCTTTCTCTTTTCTCATGATTCTCGAACAAACCAAACCACAATTTTTGACCGAAGCACTCATCGAAGTGTGCAACAATCAGTGGAAGGTTGATGCACTTGAATCTGGTCATTCTGTTTATACTCAACTTGAGTATGAAGAGGGTCGAAAGTATATCAAAGTCTGGTCTTATCTTGTCGGTCCTGAGGGAAGACTTTACGGACGTTCTTGCTGGATGTTTATTGATAAGAACTCGGGTGAATGTTACAAACCTGCATCATACAAAGCACCCGCAAAAGGTGTCCGTTATCTGATTACTCAGTTGGCAGATAATCCTCACATTTGTGACCCTTATGGTTC